TGTAACCCCACCTAATGTTGTAATATTTGGCTGACTTGCAGTTTGTAGTGTACCTGTTAATGTTGTACTACCACTTGCACCAATTGATGTAACCCCACCTAATGTTGTAATATTTGGCTGACTTGCAGTTTGTAGTGTACCTGTTAATGTTGTACTACCACTTGCACCAATTGATGTAACCCCACCTAATGTTGTAATATTTGGCTGACTTGCACTAGAACTGTTTAGTGTACCATACAAAACTGCACCACTATTACCAATAGTGGCACCATTGACATTGGTTGCATTAATTGTTGTTACATATTCAGTTGTTTCATAAACAGTATTATTAATTGTGGTTGTAGTACCATTAACTGTCAAACAACCTGTAATTGTAAAGTTACCAGCTGCAGTTGTGGTAACACCGCTTGTACCAATACTTGTAACGCCGGCTAGTGTAGTTACATTAGGTTGACTTGCAGTACTCAATGTACCAGTAAGTGTTGCACCGGAGTTACCAATTGTACCAGCATTTACTGTGGCAGCAATGATTGTGCTACTACTTGTAATTGCAGCTGTAGTGGTTGCACCACTAACTGCTAAACTAGTTAATGTACCAACTGATGTTATATTGGTTTGTGCAGCTGTTTGTAGCGTACCAGTTAATGTTGTACTACCACTTGCACCAATTGATGTAACCCCACCTAATGTTGTAATGTTGGGTTGACTTGCAGTACTTAACGTACCAGTTAATGTTGTACTACCACTTGCACCAATTGATGTAACCCCACCTAATGTTGTAATGTT